CTATTCCTAACGCATCATTACCATTACTATCATAAAAAATTCTTTCACCATTGAATAGTTTATGAGGATCCTCAAATGCAATGATTTCTTCTACTGGATCAACACCACCATTGAATATTACATCTTGACTATTAAATTTAATTTCCCTAAATCTAGGACCAACTTCAGGTTCTAAAAGGCACCCTTTACCATTACCACCAGTTAATGAAACTGAACGGCATTTATCAATATCAAAATTTTGTGTTTCAATAATAATTTCTTTAACAGTTCCATTAACTACTGGTTCTGCCAATGCTGTAGTCGCACCACTAACAACAGGATCCTCAATTACTAATTTTGGTGGATTACATACATCATATCCTTCACCGCTATTAAAGATATCAATATTTGAAATTTCACCATATTCAACAGCATCTTCGCCCAATCCTGATCTAATTTCAACACCATCAATCAATACACCTACATTATCAGTAGCATCTTCACCTAATTCAGTTATATAAAGATCTTGTGATAATGGAAACTTCCTTAATATAGGATTATAAGTTAAATCTCTATTATAATGATCCTGAAGAGTGAATACATGATTAACACCACCAAGAGCAAAAGTATCTGGTTTATCTAAAACAATAGTAGATATACCAATAGAACCAACAGAATCATGTAATTTTATACCAGTTTTATCTGATGTTACATCAACATAAAATACTCTTGTGGTATTATCATTGTTCAAAGTAGATATTCCAACAAGAGTTGTTGCTGCTGCCCCAACTGAATCTACTGCTTGATATATTACAGCATCTCCAGTATTAAATTTAGTAGGTGAACTAAAATTAATCTGATGATAATTAATTGCTATAGATGGATCAAATGGATCTACTTGTTGTGGTTGACTTAATGTATTATTATTACCAGTTTCAAATGAAGATTTAAAAAGTTCTACAGATATATCATAACTTGGTAATGAGTTTGATGCTACATATCCTTCTGTATTACCATCAACATATACATTTAAAGAATCAGTAAGATAAGTATTTTCATTATCACCTAAAGAAATTACATTAGAATATCCAGTTGTTTTTGCTTTCTTTACAGCTCTACGAATATCATATTTTGTGTTTGGATCAATAGTAAGATTTAAGTTATCCAATCCAGTTAAGGAATTATCACTCTCATCAATATCTGATATTGTTGCTGTTCCAAGAACTTGTAGTCCAAATCTTTCAAATATTTCAATAACATCCCCTATAGCAAGACTAGATTTATCAATTTTACTTGATAAAACTGGGTTTCCTACCCATGATTCTACTTGATAACGACTACTTGTGTTATATTTCCATGAATTAGCAAATATTTGCTTATATGTTCTATCTTGATCATTAATATTCTGACTATCATAAGAAGGAATACTTTCTCCAACATTCCTACTATAAATTTTTTCTTGCTCCTCAATTAAACTAATATTACCATCAGGAACAAAATCTGCTAAAACGCCAGTGATTCTTAAATCAACTCTTCTGGTTATATCACCATTTTCATATCCAAATACAGTTTCATTTGCTCTTATATCATCAGTATCGTTAATAAGAGTATCTACACCACTACATCCTAAGAATTGATTTACAGTCTTAGATGTATATGTAATAACATTGGTTCCACTAATTAATATCCCACTACTAGGGAAACCTATTGTAGAATCTACGGTTATTACAGAGGAATTCTTTGGTGTTGTACCTAAAACTTTTGTTTTACCTGGAATTGTAAATGTTCCTTCAATTAGATCTCTATCACTAAATCCTACAAATAAAGAGACTTTATAGTAAGTTTTTCTAATATTTGCTCCAATACCAAGATTTCTTTCAAATATTTCCACTTCTGATACAGAAGCAGATGTTCTTAGATCTGTTGATTTTGTTATAGTTTGTCCAATCAATAAAGATGGATCACCACTAATTGCTTCAGCAATAACAACTTCTCTACGAATATACTCAGCACTAGAAGGTTTAATTAACCTCTCTTCTAGATCCAATACCTCAGAATCTACACCATATAATACTTTGAATAATATATGAATTGATTCAGCAATACCTTTTGATTGATAGAAAGATCTTGCATGTTTAATGAAATTACCAACATCAAGACCTTCTACAAAATCATTATCTTCTAAACCAGGTAAAAAGGTTTTCTTGAGTTTATGATAGAACTCTTGTAAGAAAAGTACGCTAAGATTAGTAACTGTAGAACCAGTAGTATGTTCAGCAGAATTTGTTTCCTCAAATACTAAATCTTGCTTATTTGTATTATCTAAAGATGCTGATATATCAACATTAAAACCAGTAATACCACTAAAACCACGTATACAACCAGAGAAAGTAGTATCTGTTTTACTTGTATAAGTGATTATTTCATCATTAATCTTTAATAGACCATATTCAGCAGGAAATCCTTTTGTAGATTCAACTGTAATTGTCTTATCAGAACTATCAATATCAGAAGTAAGAGATGTAGTTCCAACAATAACTTCAGGAACTAAATTATCTGCCTTAATATACCGATCAAAATTATCAATTAAATCGGTTGGACCACCTTGAAATTCTTGTGAGAGATAGTATTGTTTAAAAAACTCAGTCGCATTGGGAAAATCTGATACCAAAAATTGAGGAAGTTGATTCTCAATTATAGTATTGACTTGTACTCTCTTATCGAAATCTAGACTCATATTAATTTCTCGCTAGTTCTCCGTTTGAATAACTTGATGTGTAATAATCTCTAGAGAACACGATTCCTGATACATCTTCGCCAGAAGCAATTACATCCTTAACCATATTTATCTTACTATTAGAAACATCAAAACTAAGATATAAGTCCTTCAAACCAATTACATCATTTGAATCTGGGAATGCTTGTATCTCAACAACATCATTAGCAGCAACAGTTGATACTATATTAAGTGTATTGATTAATACTTCACCTTTTTTATAATCAACTGTACCAACAGATTTAGCAATAATCTTAAATGTACTGTTCTCATCTTTAGAAACAATACTCAAAACACCTTTCATAGATCCATCTAAGTTACCTTTAACATCCTTATTAGGAACATCAGTTAGAAAAACAGTCTTATCATGCCCATTAATCTTAAATCCAGTACTCTTAATGTTATATCCTTCAGGGTTAATAAAGAACCTATTACCAAAACATAGTTCATACTGAGCAAATTGATTCAGAAGTGCCTTTAAATCCCTTCTAATACGTACTTTAGTGATGTTTGATGTAATACCATTATGAACCCTATCAATCAACTGAACCGTTTTACTGTGCTTAAACCTACCACCAAACTTATTAATATCAACTGTATCAGAATAAGTGGTTAAAGCATTGGTAATCTTAGTCTTTAATGTGTCTGGAGTCGCAACTTGTGCTGTGTTATAGTAGATTGTTGAATCAATCTCCACATATAGAACCTTAAGATCAACAATCTTTGAGTTAATACCAGCAATAGCGTATTTCTTTAATTCATTTTTAATGAATTGCTTATCAAAATCAGATACATAAGTACCATTTTTAGGTTTAATACTAATCCTGACAGTACCAAATTGAGGTGGATCCATTTCTTCACCACCAACTACTGCTACAGATTCTGTCGCAGGATATATCTGTGATATGATTGCTTCATAATCTCTTGGTGTAACCGCCCTGTATTGTGCGGAATACATACGAGGAGCAAAATACTTAATAGAGTTGATGTTCTCTATGTCAGAACCGTTTATAGCACCTTGTACGGTGGTAATAGATACGTTTTGTTTTGGTATCTTAGTTGATCCATTTTGATCAATTACGGTTCCTTGGAAGTCAAATGCCTGAGCACCGTTACCTCTAGCACCATCTGTTACAATATAACGTGCTATAATTTGATTATTGTTCTCTAATTTCTTACCAAAGAACCCATCACCAAATAAAATCTCAAATTTTTCGTCCTGAATCTCTTGAATTAAGAAAATTTCCGAATCTTTGCTTAAATTTAGGATGTTATCGATCTTTTTAAATTGTCTTCCTAACCCAGATGTATTGTTCTTACTTACAAAAACAGTGATTGTGGAGCTATCTATCTGAGGATTATCTAAAATAAAGCGTTGATCTTGATTTGTCATCGCAAGAAACGTATTTTCAACCAAAGTTCCTTGAAAAACAGTGATAGGATTGGTTTGAGTCCCAAAAGTAGCGACTCTACTGACGCTACCATCCTCATTTGTAACATTTTCAACGATTGCACTGACTGATTCGGGTATAGAGAAGCGATATGAACTCTCATTTACTTGTCCAACCGCCACTAAACCAGGTTTTAAGGTAATAAAAGGCACTTGAGCAGCCGCATCATCGATTTCTACACTAAAAGTGATGGATGCCTTCGCAGCAGTATTAGATCTAGGCACATAACCTATGTTTCGTGCCAAAGAAACCACATTTTCACGCAATGTAGCAGAGTCTAGGAACGATTCATTCGCAACTAAGTTCGCATTAAAGGCATTAATATAGGTATTGTATGCTAAAGTATCAATTAAGATCGCAAAGTTAGACCCTTCAAAGTCAAAATCCTTGAAATTAGAGTTTGCTGCCAGATAATTCTTTATCTGTGCCTTAATTTGATCAAAATCTAAGTTAGTAAACTGTGTGACTGGCATTATTTTATCTGGTTGGTTCTAATATGAACGAAAATGCTTGACGAGGGGCATCTAAACCCACAATATCAAAGAAAACTGTAACTTCAAAAGCGTTATCATCAGGTCTAGGATCAATATCAACTGCGACTTTATCAACTCTAGGCTCATGATTCTTAATTGTATTCAATATTTGATCCTCTATCGCAATAGCGATGGGCATTGTATAGTTTTCAAAGAGTAATGCACGTACTTCAGATCCAATCAGTGGATTAAAGAAACGTTCAGAAGGTATTGTTTCTACTAAGTTTCGTACCGCACGAGTAATCGCACGTTCATTCAATAATACAGGTAGATCCTTGGTAATCGGATGAGGTAAAAAGGAGAAACTAATATCCTTAAACCCAATCGATGTTTTCTCGTACTTAAGTGGCATGTATAGTAGATATACTTTCCTCTGGTTATTTATGACTATTCATTAAAAAAGACCCCCGAAGGAGTCTTTCCATTTTATTTACCCTGCCCACGATATCTTTTACGAGCCGAGTTACGGGATGTTGCGGTATATTTGGTATGTTTGCCTGTTCCTTGACGAGACTTTTTCGGAGTTGCCTGCACATAAGTACCACCCATGATACCCACTTTCATTTTTGCCATTAATCTTTAATAATCGTAGTATGTACATCACAAGGGTTAGGAGTACCATTGTGATAAAATTCTTGAGCAAGGTCTTCCATAACATCAAAGTACTCAGATTCACTTAGTTTCTCGTAAGTTAACTTATCTCCTATTGTAATGTTATAGAGTTCCATTAGATGACTCGTGTTTTCTCATGCCCTACACGAATGCGAGGATCGCACCAGATCTCGAAACCTGCCTCCTTTGCATCCAAGCAGAATGAGACATCTTCGCC